ACAACTAACTTGATTTCATTCTCACGAAAGTTCTGAAGTGCTAATCTAATTTCATCTGGAGAATTATCACCTCCGAATGACATATTGCGCTCCTTAGTCGTAGTACGCGATTTTCTTGAGGACTCCTCCAATGTTAATCTCCACGTAACCAACAGGTAATGCTGGAAGTGCTGTAGCTGCGCCCCCTACTGCACTGGTTGATGTAACTATCATCTTTGGAGCTGCATCGAGGTAAGAGTTAGCAATCACTGAACCCTGCCAAACACCAGTAGTAATAGTTCCTAGTGTAGTCAGGGTAGTCTGACCCGTCCATAGTGGATTGATCTTGATCTTAGGATTACCAGTAACTCCGTCGCCATCCTCAACTACAATACTGCTATCGCTATTCTCAATTTCTCGTGCTGTCCAGTTACCTGATCCATCACGACTGGGAATACCAGTACCAACAACGTTAGCTAATTGATACAGGTTAGAATCAATAACGTCGATCTTAATCTTCACCAACTGAAACCACTGCATCCACTCATTACCGAAGCGAAAACTTCCTAGAAAAACTTCTGGATTCCGATTAAGTAAATCAATCAGCGGAGGAACCTGTTGCGGCGGAGGTGGGACTTTCTCTTCTGCTACAGCCATTAGAGTGCCCCTAGATCATACTGAACTTCCACCGCTTGCATACGCATTGCAGTAGCAGAGTTATGCCTAAAGTGATATGCTGCCTTACGGAAGCTACCACAGTTAATCAAAAGGGGCCTCTTCATATCCAACCTAACCTGTCGAAAGTTCGACCAAGTCTTATAATCATCTTCACTGCGGCGAACCTGAAGAATACTTCCTTCGTCCTGATCCCCGATGAACTCCATGATGTTTAGTTGCTTAATCCTACGCGTGTTTGCATCAAACACAGGAGTGTAAATATCACTGATAATCCGACTACCAGCATCCGTATAAACTTCAGGACTCGCAACGTATAAATCTCCATTACTTTCATGCTGTAAGATATGTTGCCGAGTTGCACTGTACGTGTAAGATATGAACGGAAAGTAATTACCTGCCGCATCTGTCCACTGATGCCACAGATCTTCTGACATATCATATGCAAGGGTAAGGTTCCTATCCCTTAGAGTAAGGATATAGAAATTATGTCCATTAACTTTAAGTTGTAGGGACGCAACATTAGTTAAGTCCGAACCTTGGAGAAGTCGATCAATAGGTTTCGTGCTGACGACCTGGTGGTTGAGCTGGTCGAGCAACGATACCTGGACGGCGCCGGAGCGCGTAGCGCTGATCCAGAGAAGCCGGTCGTCGATCTGCTGGACACTCTCAGCGGTCGCGCAGCCGTAGCTGATCTTCTGCCCCTGCACTGGCCCGAGTGGGCTTCCGGTGGGATTACCTGCATCGAAGAAGATTTCAGTAGACCAAGAGTTGAACGCCACAACATAGACCAGTTGCTTAGCTAATGCAACACCTGGATCAGGTTCGATCTGTGCGTCGATGAAGTTAATAGCACTCCAATCTCCCGGCTGATCAACCGAATTAATCACGCTTCCCCAGATCTTTCCATAAGGATCCATAACGTAAGTTGCACCATTGAGATACACGATGCCCTTAACAGTTATAGCCGGAAAGTCTATATCAATAGTGTGAAGATCCGCACTAATAGTCGTACCATTGTAAGCATAAGTCTTAATACCGTTACCAAAAACCATCTTAGGAATTGCACCTAAAATTGCGCTGAACCAATAGGTTCCACCAGTCTGATCTAATCCACCGCCACCTATAGCTACGTTATTCTTATGCAGCGTACCATTAGCAATGTGATAAACATCTCCTTGCCAGTTATAACTTCCTTGTCCTGTCGCCGCAGGATTTCCGTAAAGCACAGAAAGCCCCGGGCGCTTATACACCCAGAGCTCTCCAGCTTCATCTGTTTCAAGATAGCAATTTACTAACCTTGCATCTTTATCATAGCCACGATTCCTGTTACCTGTGACGACCACAAGAGGAAGTCGCGGTGGAAGAATCATTGACTCCATCTGTGGTGCAGGCATTAGCGGAAGTTCCCTGTTTGATATGCTCCGCGGAAGTTCGGAGCGAATGCAGTCTCTGCGTCCTCAACGTCCCAATCTTCTAACATGTCTTTGTATCGTCGAGCATTATCAGTACACCGAGCCATGATAGCAACTGGCTGCCCTGTGCAAATATCGTCAGCTAAACCCCAACGAAGGGCAATGCGCCACTCTTGTGGAAAACTAACATCTTCCAAGAGATTAAAAGGATTGGGAGCCTGAACTTGAACTAACAAGATCGCAACGTTAGCTGCCTCAATAGCGTTGGGGGTATTCCAGAAGTGAACTGTTAGTGAGGTAGCTTGCTTGTCTACAAAGTAACCAGTAATACAACCTGTGTTAGATTGACTAAGCATGTTCCATTCTTGCCAGCTCAACGCATTAATAACTCGACGTTGATTGCTGGGTCCTTCAATTCTACCCTGAAGCACTCGCATATTCTTTGCTGGTTGAGTGCCTGTATCAAGAGTATAGCTAGCTTGTCCATCTACAAGAGTAACAGTAATCTCTTGATTAAGAAAAAGCTTTAATCCCTGAGTTTGCCAGAGGTTGATGATATCGCACAGCTTCCGCATAAATGTAGAAAGCTGTTCACTATTCGGATCATCCCCTTCTTGGAGAAGTCCAGCATCCATCATGGCATCTCGGATGATACCATAGGCCGTGTTTGAAACTGCAAATGGCATAATATCTCCGTGTCCCAATTTGGGACGTTAGTTAATATTGCTGCTAGCTACCGGCCATGTCAGTGCCTCGTTAGGTGCCGCGAATCATGAGAACGGAGCCGTTGCGGTAGAACTGGCCCACGGGGACGCCTGCGGTGGCTGCGGCAGCGTCATCACAGGTTACGTGCCGCCCACAGCGCAGCCACGTCCGTGCTGGAAATCGCCCCATTGCAGAAGAATGCCTCGTCGATCGCCCCGGCCCACAGCCCGGTATTGTCAGAACCTCGCCGCGCGCCAATTCCCAGATCAGCGGTGCCCGCGCTGAGGGTGATTGCGGTTGTTGACTGGGCGTTAAGCGTGCCGTCCAGATAGAGCTTCATGCGCCCGGCGGCGGCGGCCAGCGATTCGTCATAGACAAAGATTGCAAGATGTGGGTTGCCATCGTTGATCGCGGTTGTGCCGTTCAGGGACACTACACTAGGGTAGATAAGTACTGTGGACAAGACATTCGTGCCCAAGTTCTTGCAGAACTGAAAGATGCGCCCGCCGGCGCCGCCATCGGCAGAAAATATCTGTTGCTCCGTGCCGCTGGCGTGCGTGGTCTTGATAACCGCAGCCACCGTGAACTTTGCGTTGGTGGGCGCGCTCCAGTTGGGCACGCTCACGCGATTGCCGAGCGTTGCCTGGCATTGCGAACTTCCGGAGAACAGCCCGGCCGCCTGCGTGCCTGCGGCGTTGTAGGTGCCGTGCCTGCCGTTGCCACTGCTATCGGTAGCGGTGACCGCCGCGCCCGCGGTTTCGTCCAGCTTCCACCAGCCCCACAAGTTCGGCAGGGCGAGCACATGGTCGTTCCATGTGACCGGAGATCCGCCGCCTCCGATGCCGGAGTTAACTGAGCTTAAGACTCCAAGGATTGAAGTCTCTAACGCTGTACTAGCCTTCAACCAACTTGGATTAAGCATATTAGTCTACCCGGAAAACAACAGTGATGTCATAAGTAGCATTAGCAGCAGCTACACCAGTGGATAACAACAGATCGCCTGTATCACCTACTGCTAGAGCAGCAGCTACAATCTCCCGCCCAACCTTATCATAGCAGATCCCACCATTACCGCTAAGCAATGCAGCAACAACGTCAGTTGTATAATCAAAGGAAAGTTTAACATATGCAAAGCCTTGAATAGACCATGCAACTTCTTGAATATTAATTCGAGTACCAACACCACCTACTGTATTTAGAAGTGTTGAGACGTCAATCTTAACAACATTAGTCTCGCCGGTTCCATCACTAATGGAAGTAAACTTCCAGCAATACAACCCACGACCAGTATAAATTGGAAAGGTGCCAACTACGTCAGCCATTTGATAAGTCCTCTGTTGTCCCAAATTGGGACAGTAGGGGAGGTTGCCCTCCCCTATGCCCGATTCA